CTTCATGGTCAACGACGTTGTGCCGAGCCTTAAGAAGCTGGCGGCCGATTTCATAGCCAGGGAGAACCCGACCGCGGAATTGCCGGATAAAAGTCAGTGGCACTGAGCTGCTCCGCTTCGCTTCGCTCGCGGTTTCTTTTTGAGCCGCTTCGCGGGGTTTTTAATGAGGTAACTTATGGATGAACCGATTGATGGGATAAGCTATTGGACCCATGAACCACCGAAAGCAATAGCGGGTGAAGATATTCATCTTATGGATATGTTTGAAATTGGCGAAGATGGTAAGGCATATAAAGCGGACTTGAATAGTGAAAATGCTAAATCATTTTTTTGCGGTCCAGCCAAAGAGTTTGTGCCTAAAGATTGTGAAGTAGAGTTATGACAATAGAGTAGTTTTATTTTCCCCCCTTCGTAAGAGGGTGAGGGGGGAAAATAAAACTTACCGCGTAAGCGGGTTCAAAGAAAAATCCGCAAGCGAAAGCGCTGCGGGGTAAACTTTTTAACAGATTTTGTTACAATTTTTCAAAAATCACCATAAATCCCCAAAAAACCCTTGAGCAGGTCTCCCCTTTGAGGTCGAATATAGTTGTATAAAGTGAATAGTTTGGAAAGCTTCTCGGCGGCGGATGGACTGCCGGGAAGCTTTTATCCGCCGCCGATTAGCAAATTTAGGCGGCTTTTTTTATGTCATTAACTTCGGCCAGCACAATCGCAGATGCCCTCAATCAGTACAATAATAATCTCTCCTGGGAGGGTGACATTACCAGGGCCGCGAACGCGCTGGAGGCGGTGCGTTACATACTGGCCAACCGGCCGAAGATGATTGCATCGGGCGAGAGGAACGTCAACTACGACAGCCTGGCGCAGGAGAAGGAAAAGTTAGAGGCTTACGTGGCCCGGTCCTCGAGCGCGGTCGGCCGGGCGGGCTTTACCAGGGGAAGGATGCTAACGTAGAAAAGATGGTCAGGAAACCAATAACAAGAAGCGGCGGCAGGCCGGTAATCATCGAGGACCGGCGGCGCGGGTTCTATACTTCTTTGGGATACCGCTCGGCGAAGGTGGCAACCAGGGAGGGCCGCTCTTATGTCTCGTACCCGGGGTACAGTCACGATGAGCGGGACCGCAAGTCTCTCATCGCGCAGTCGCGTGACTTTATGCGCAACAACGCCATCTACCAGGGGATGATAGACAGGGCGGTGAGCTATATCATCGGCAACGGCTTCGAGCTGCAGGTAAACAGCGGCTCGCCCAATACGGACAGGAAGATCGAGGGCCTGTGGCGGGACTGGCTAAAGAGGCCGGAGATACGAAACGTACTCTCGGGCTCCGAGGTGGCCGAGATGGTTTGCCGTGAGGTAATGACGGCCGGTGACACGGCGGTGCTGCTGACCGACAAGGCCCTCATCCAGCTCTTCGAGGCCGAGCAGATAGAGGGAAAGAAGCCTTATGCCAACGGTATCAAAAAGGACGATTACGGAAGGCCCCGGGAATTCAAGCTGTGCCCCTGGAAGAATAATCGGGTCGATAGCCGAAACGGCAAAGAGGTAAAGGCCGAGAACGTTCTTTATATAGCCAAACCGGGGCGGCCATCGCAGATACGGGGTGTGCCGGCGGCCCAGTCGGCCTTTCCGATGCTGCACCGGATTAACGATGTCTGCGACTCCGAGGCCATCGCCATGCAGATGCTCAGCCGCCTGGCGGTCAGCGTACAGCGCGAGCAAGGTCCCGAGGAGGGTTATACGGCCAGCCGGGAGGACCCCAATAAGACCAGCGACTCGACCGAGGGTGACCTGGCAACGAGGATGACGGAGCTGGATTATGCCATAATGTTCTGGGGCAAGCCGGGTGAGGACATAAAGGGGATCGAGCGGAACATTCCCGGCAAGAACTTCGGCGATTCGGTGCGGATGTTCCTGCGAATTCTGGGGCTGCCGCTGGGAATGCCGCTGGAGCTGATCCTCCTGGACTGGACGAAAAGCAACTACAGCCAGTCACGCGCGGTATTACAGCAGGCCTTTCAGATGTTCGGCAAATGGCAGGCCAAGATGGTGGATTTCTTTTACGATCCGCTGTTCAAATGGCGCCTGGCCGCATGGCAGGAGCAGAAGCTTATCGGCAGGCGGGATAAGCTCAAATTCGACTGGATAAAACAGACCTTCCCCTGGATAGACCAGCTCAAGGAGGCGACGGCCTATTCCACCCAGGTCGAGCGGGGCTTTATTACCCACGGGCAGGTATGCAAGAGCCTTAATACCGACAGGGCCGAGGTCATAGACCAGCGGGAGAAGGAGGTGCGGGATGCTATTGCCAGGGCGAAGGCAATCGAGGAGGACACCGGAGAGAAGGTGTCGTGGAAGATATTCGCCGGCCTGAAGGAGACGCCGGACAAGGCCGTGCTGGCCCAGCCGGCGGACAAAGAGGATGATGAGCAGGATGAAGATAAGGAGGGCGAAGAATGACACCTAATCCCTTTTTATCCGAGCTGATGACCCATAAATGGGCAATGGAGGAAGAGGCCTTAAAGGCCTTCTTCGAGGTGGCCATACCCTCACTAATCGAACAGGCCGGCACATCGAAGGCGGTCAATAAAACTACGTCGTTGAATATAACCGATGGTATCGCCACTATAAAGATAAGCGGGGTGCTTCTCAAGAGTGTGCCCGCCTGGCTGCGGTACTGGGGGATAGAGGCCACCGGGTATGATGAGATTAACGGGCAGCTCCGGGAGGCACTAAAGAGCGATGAAGTCAAGGGCATACATCTACAGGTATCATCGCCGGGCGGCGAGGTGGACGGCCTGGCCGATACCGCGGACGCCATATTCTCGGCACGGAATCAAAAGCCGGTAACTGCAACCATCGAGGACTTAGGTGCTTCGGCCGCCTACTGGCTCAGCAGCCAGGCCGGGACTATAAGGGCGTCCCGGACAACGGAAGTAGGGTCCATCGGGATCTATACCGTCCATGTTGATCAGAGCAAGCGGGCGGAAGAGCTGGGGTTCAAGGTGATAGTAATCAAATCGGGCGAGCACAAGGGGATGGGGGTGCCGGGGGCCGAGATTACGGACACGCAGATAGAGGCGGTGCAGGAGGTGGTGGACCAGATAGCGGACAGCTTTATCTCGGCGGTGGCGGCGGGACGGAACAAAAAGTTCAACGATGTCAAGGAATGGGCGACGGGAAGATTGTGGATAGCGAAAACGGCCCAAAAGATGGGCCTGATCGATACGGTGACAATTAATAATCAACAAGAAAATAACAAAATAATTAAAGGAGTAAATAGTATGGATCATGAACAAGAGCTGGCCGAGGTAAAGGCCCGGGAAAAGGTCGAGAAGGAAAAATTGGCCGAGGTAACGGCCCAGGCGAAGGTCGATGTGGAGAAGGCCGCCGAGGAGGCAAGAAAATCCGAAAGGGACAATCAGAATAAACGCTTAATGGAGTTCAAGGCGGCCTTTCCGGATGACCTGGAATTTGCCATGGATGCCTGCGGGCGGGGACTGAGTGTTACCGAGGCCAAGGCGGAACGCTATGATACTGTGAATAAACAGCTCAAAGAGACGAAGGAAAAGGCGTCCGAAAAGAAGGAGAAAGTCACAGGGGCCAGGCCGCTTTCGACGGAGGACACCGACAGCGAGGCCTCGGGTGACTTTATGGCCGAGGCCAGGCAATTGGTGGAGGACAAAAAGGCCAAGAACCTTACCCAGGCCATGCGAAAACTGGCGCGCAGTAACCCGGCTTTGTATGAGGCGTTTAAGGAAAAATGCGAGACCGTGACAAAGGCGGATTACGGCGAGGTGGCGGCCTGAAAAATTTGGTAAATGGTTAATTGGCGAGCGGTTAACCGGATAATCACTGCTCACTAATGACTTTTAACTGTTATTTGGAGATTTGAATTATGGGAAAATATACAAATTCCCCGATGAGCTTTGTCTCAGGCGAGGCCATTGCAGTCGCTCTCAGGGTCAAGCTGGCCCTGCGGGTGGCGTGGAAGGCCGATGACCACGATTACGGGGTCGGGACCTCTATTGAGGGTGTGGCCAGCGGGAAGGCCATTGCTGTTCGCATGTTCGAGCACGGAGGCTCGCATAAGATGACGGCTTCCGGGGAGATAGCCGCCGGCGATCTGGTATATGCCGCGGACGACGGCAAGGTTGCTTCGAGCGGGACATTGCTTATAGGAACGGCCCTGGATGCGGCAACGGGCGACGGCTCGGTAATCGAGGTACTGCCGCATCTCGGCTATCAGCAGTCGAGCTCGTCGAGCAGCTCATCGAGCAGCTCGGCGTAAAAGATTTGAGATACAAGTCAGCGTAAAAGATTTGAGATACGAGATTTGAAATTTATTAGGAGATTTGATTATGGGAAAATATACAAATTCCCCGATGACCTTTGTCTCAGGCGAGGCCATTGCAGTCGCTCTCAGGGTCAAGCTGGCCCTGCGGGTGGCCTGGAAGGCCGATGACCACGATTACGGGGTAGGGACCTCTATCGAAGGGGTGGCCAGCGGTAAAGACATAACTGTTCGCAATTACAATCACGGAGGCTCGCATAAGATGACGGCCTCCGGCGAGATAGCCGCCGGAGACAATGTCTATGCCGCAGATGATGGCAAGGTGGCTTCCTCGGGGACATTGCTTATAGGAACGGCCCTGGATGCTGCCACGGGAGACGGCTCGGTAATCGAAGTGCTGCCGCATATTGGGACACAGCAATCGTCAAGCTCCTCATCATCTTCGTCGTCCTCATCGTCCTCGTCGTCCTCGTCGTCCTCGTCTTCATCGTCTTCGTCGTCTTCGAG